TAACGGAAACGTCCAGGTAGAAAACCCCCTCATCTTCCCAACCGCCAAGTACGACCAGGCCGTTCATTAGCGGCATGATATGCGAATTAATGTACTCACGTAGTTGGGCAGGTAACGGTCGATCCGCAAACCGCTTTTCGTGGGCCATTAGCGACACGGCGTAACCATGACAGTTTTCTGAGGTGAGAACCTTGCCAGTCATTGTGACGGAGAAACCAAACGGCCCCCGATAATAAGCGGCTCCCATGATTGCCCGGTAGTTCGGGAAGAACTCCGGCCTATCGGCAGCCCCATGGTTATTTTGTTCGGTGGTTTTCTCAGTCGATTCGACTACGGGTTTCACGTATCCGCAAGTTGGAAAAAACGGTGTTCGCAGTCCGGGAATACTCATGGTAGTTCCTTAGTGTTATGGTGTCAAGTGTTAGGCGTACAGTCTGAAGACGTGCCCGCAAGTGAAACGATTCACAAGCCGGTATGCTTCGGTGTTACTTAGCTTTGTTGCATACTTCTCATGTTTTGTCCATAGGACCGAATTTCCGTCAACTACCCCAAAGTAAGTCAGGCAACCGAAGAAGATTGCAATTATGTTTTCCATAGCTCTTACTCTCTCTTGTGATGGTGTCAAGTGTCGACTGAACTAACGTAGGTCGAATAGGTCTGCGCCGTCCAAGTTGACCCGGGCGACCCCCTTGGATAGCGTAATGACAGGCCGGATACCACGGCCACAAAAGAGCGCCCACAAGTCCATTAGCGTTGCGGGTTCTCTGAGTGTAGTGCGGAGCGTCTTGCCCTTTTCTTCGATGATTACGTGTCGTGTCGTGTCCATTGTCGTGCCTTCTGCTGTAGTGTCGAGAAGTGCAACCGGGTCCGCCTTGCTGTCCAGCAAGGCGGTATCGGGTACACTATTCCTTTGGTTGCGTCCAGAACTTAGAGTTATCGGCACGCCACACATGGGCACCAGTGTCCGTGGAAAATGTTCCCCTTTTCTCGCGGTCGCGTAGCGTGCCAGCCGCTTTATTCCATTCCGCTGATTCGATTGTCACCCGTTTACAGCCTAGTTTGTACGAAAAAACAACGTCACGCCAAACCAGGTCAAAACGTGCCATATCGTACCCCGACAGATATTCCTTTGCCCACCGTGGAAGCTTTCTGTATTCCGGATGGTCGAGTATTTCCTTACGGTATTTCAGGAAGTCACCGTGCGACCATTGGAACCTAATCGTGTTGTCCCATAGGTTCTTGAATTGTCCACTGAATAAGCGGATTCTATCAAGTGTCCAGTCTACCAATTGTCCCATTGTCTCTTCTCCCTGTTGCGTGACGTGTAAACTGCTGTCTATGTATAGTATACTGTCAAAACTGAGTGCTTTCAAGGAAAGCCATGAAATACTTCGACATTCTCAAGTGTATTCCCATGCCATAGTGTAGGCTGTAGTGGTTATATAGTGCTTTCAGAGTGTTGTGTGGATAATGGCCGATAGCGAGTGAAAAGCAATGGCAGAGGCAAGGCAGAGGCAAAAGCGGAGTGCGGACGGGGAAAGCCATAGAGTACGGGCGCCAACTCGCAGAACGTCGCCTAATGGCCTTGGATGCAAGGTGATAAGGAATACCTATCTAACCATCGGCGCTCGTTAGGAGCGAAGCTACGGCTGCCATTATGGCAGACTATACGTATAGTTGAGTATATGTATGGGTTGTAGTGTGTGTAGTGGGCATTGTGTGGTGTGTGTGTGTGTGTGTGTGTGTGTGTGGCAGGCTAGCGGGGGAGAGTGTGAGGTGGGGGGGCGAAGGCAATGAGGGTGGTGGTGGAAGGGGCGTATCTCTGCCCTATCATCGCCCCGCTACACGCGAAGGCCACACAAGCCGACCGGCTGGCCAGCCGTCCGGGTTGACGGTGGGCGTGGCCATGCCAACTACACTTCCCCTCAGCGTAGTCTAGTGGCAGCGTGATAGCACAACCTGTTGCTAGCACGTATGTTACGCTGTTTAGCGTGAAGGGTACTATACCCGTTGTGTATGCAAAAAGCATGCTTCCGGGGGACCCATGGCCCTAAAAACCTTGCCAACCCCTCCCCCTTGCTTGCTCGTCCCAGTGATAGTTACCCCGCCCCTGCCAACGCGGCAAAATCCAGAGGGTCCCCAGGGACCCAGGGGCCTCGGAAAACACACCCCCTCTCTTGGAAATACCAGTGGCCGCAGAGTTCCGAAAATACCAAGGGGGGTGGTCAAGTAGTTCTTTTGGTGTCAAGGTGTCAAAGGTTCTCTAATATAAAGAGGAGGACAAGAAGGGTTGACAGAATAAATGCCAGACCCTTTGACACTTGACACCAGAGAAAAAGAGGGGGGAGAGATAGAAGATAGATATATATAAATATATATATATTATATACTTACGTAATCTCCTTCCTACTGTCAACCCCCCATTACGTGTCGTTTTGACACTTCGGACACTTCAGTACACCTAACGGGTGGTTCCTAACGATATTCTCCACACCAGAGAGTGGAAACCCCCTATTAAGTGTATGAAATGCCCGGGCGCTTCCTGGACACTTCCCGAAACACACGATGGGGGATTGACAGCTAAGAAGTCTCCCCCCTCATCTGGAAACTACTAGCCGGCAGTATTCACGAAAAGGCATCTGTTTTCGTGAATCCATCTAGCCGGCAGCCTCGCCCATTGGACAGCCACGCCGGCGGCCTCTAGTAAGGCGATTTTGCGGCTTCGGGCGCAGGGGCCTAGCTAACCCGTGATATTTGCTGGTTCCCCACCCGTGATATATCACGGGAACTCATACCCCGTGCAATGAGTTCCAGTAATCAGAGTATATGGGTACGCGATTACACGTAACCACGAGGAGAAGCGACATGGCGATCTGCTTAATTGAGGGATGCGAGCGAGAAGTGTTTCGTCGTGGTTTATGTAGTGTTTGTTTCTTGGCAGCAGCGAATAAAGTGTTCTCTGGAGCGAAGACATGGAAACAACTTGAGGCCGCAGGGATTGCCAGGGTGGCTCCGCTTAATGAGAGTCTTGGTCCCGGCCTTTTCGAGAATAGTTATAACCGAGCATTTAGCCGAGAAGCTTAGTGCCAGAGATTATAATATACACTGAAACTAATAAACCTTTACAGAACAGAGGAGAAACGACATGACAACTTGTTTGATCGAGGTGACGACTTGTTTGATCGAGGGATGCGAGCGGAAGGCGAAGACGCGGGGCCTGTGCGACCCGTGTTATCAAGCTGCCTTGACGGCTGTGAAGAAACGTCAAGTTACGTGGGACCAACTCATTGACATGGGCCTTGCAAAGCCTGCTACGAAAGTCTCCATCGCTGGTGCCGGCGCCTTCGCTGCTGCGCTTGCCGAGAAGAAGGCGGCGCTGCTGCCGGAGTCTAAACAACCACTCGATGGCAATACTGTAGTAATCGAGACGCCTGACTGGGCGCCACCGGAGGAAGAGAGCAAAGACTGTCCTACCCCTTGGAAAAAGTGACACTAAGTAGAGCGAAGGAAGTATGGCAGACCCAAAGTTAACCGACGAGCAGTGTCAGCAGATCGCCGCTCGCTACGTTGCAGGTGAGTTCCAGCGTGACCTAGCCAAAGAGTTCGGTGTCTGCAAGCAGACCATTGCGACTACCCTATCTCGCCTTGGGGCAAAGCGAGTGAAGCCGGTGAAGGCGTCCCCGCGGGACATGATCGAGTTCGCGCAGCGGGCCAGGTCGCTCTTATGGCGTCAGGATAAGTCCAAGGAGAAGCCGACCTACAACTCCTGGAAGGCCAGGGTGGAAGCGCTGGAATCCAAGGATGGGGGTGGGCTTACCCATAATCAGGCCGTGGTTCGGGCCTCTAAGGAGTTCCCTTGCCTCAACCGTCTCTTCAGGGAGTACAACGTCGTGGACTTCGATCCGAATCCCGAGAGTCACCCGGCCATCCAGCATTGGGGGCAGCCGGCCACAGCTACAAATCCAACCTACTGCGAAAACAAGGAGATGAGTTATCGCGAAAGTTTGCGGTGGGCAATTGATGCAGCCGGCGCCTATCTCCGCACGGGAGTTCAGCCTCAATCCTGTCCATGTGAAGCGGCTTGGTATCTCTACCGCCAGGCCGTTGATGAACCAAAGGATTTTCTGGCGAAGCTTGGGCAGATTGAATCTAAGGTGGACCTTGAGGATCAGGGGAAGAGAAGTATTCAGAAAGAGAGTAAACGCTCAATTGCTGAGATCAATTCCTTCCTGGAGGAGCTAACGCAATCGGAGGATTCCGATGGCGATTAGGCGCACTAAGTTCATTCCGACCCCGAAGAAGCCTAGGAAAAAGAAGAACCAGCGCGATAGGGTAGTCGCTACATGCGTTCGTTGCGGCGAACCGCTTTATCGTAAATTGCCGATTCCCAAATGTAGCGAGATGGCTTTGTATCCCGCTTTCACTTTCGAGTATTTTTGCTCAGATGAGTGCGCTGAGAAGAACGCGATATTCCTGAGGGACTTAAGCGGTAAATGAGAGTCTCCACTCCGTTCAATCATCAGGTTCCGAAGGATATCGCAGCTAATCTAAAATGGCGGCAAGCTGTACACGCTCGCGTTAGGGACGATCCGAAATACGTCAGCGTAATTATCGACGCCTGCGCCAGGGACCCGCTGTTCTATCTGAATGGTTTTGGTTGGACTTACGCGCCGAAAGACGACCATCCGTTCCCTAAGTTGCCGTTCATTCTCTATCCGTTTCAGGAAGAGGGAATTCTCGACATCATTCGAGCATTCCGGAAAGAGGACTTGCTGATTGAGAAGACCCGCGACATGGGTGCATCGTGGATGTGCGTATCCGCTGCCGCGTGGTGCTGGCACTTCGTACCTCAGCTTTCTTTCTTGCTTGGTTCCAGAGTTGAACAGTATGTCGATCAACCCGGAAATCCGAAGGCGATGTTCTGGAAATTCGACTTCCTGATCGACAATCTCCCGAAGTGGCTTCAACCACCTGGCTACAACAAAAACGAGCATCGCCGCAAGATGCACGTTGAAAATCCGAATACGCTCTCGGTCATTGACGGAGAGTCGACGACCGATAACTTTGCTCGTGGTGACCGCCGCACGGCGATTATCTTAGACGAGTTTGCTGCCGTAGAAAATGGGCATCGCATTCTCGCCGCAACACGCGATGCAACAAATTGCAGAATTTTCAACTCTACGCCGCAGGGAACCAATAACGCTTTCTACGACAAGCGCCAGGGTAGCATAAGGAAGCTGAGGCTTCATTGGTCTATGCACCCAATTAAATCAATCGGAATGTATACGACTGGTGAGAATACGGAACTGAAGGTACTTGATTCCGGTGGATACCCAGAAGGGTACGAGCCGTTCTTGGATGGTAAGCTTCGTAGCCCGTGGTATGACAATGAGTGCAAACGCGCTGGTTCGGATCGGGAAATTGCGCAGGAGTTAGATATTGATTATGGCGGCAGTGGTTCTCAATTTTTCAATGCCGATCTCGTCAACCAGGCGATTCGCGATCACGCCCGCCCGCCTCTACTCGTAGGCGAATTAGACTATGACGATTCGACTGGGGAACCGATTGCGTTTCGCGAGGACCCTAATGGCCACCTGCGGTTATGGTTCTTTCTCGACAAGAATGGAAAGCCACCCTTAGAGCACAAGCGTTCGCTTGGAATTGATGTTGCAGCCGGCACGGGGGCAAGCAATTCGGTGCTGTCTGGATGGGATAACGTTACCTGCGAAAAGGATGTCGAGTATGCGAATCCTCGTATACGACCTGAACAACTTGCCAAGCAAGCTGTAGCCCTGGGTCTGTGGCTCGGTAAGGCATTTATGATATGGGAAAGCGGCGGTCCAGGGCGGCAGTTCGGTTCTCGTGTTGAGGAACTTGGGTACGGCAATATCTACTTGCGCGTGAGAGAGGAAGCGATCTCTAAAAAAGTTTCTGATATTCCTGGGGTCGCTCAAACTAGGGAGGTAAAGCTGGCAATCGTTGGTGAGTATCGCGCAGCAATTGAGAAAGGCGAGGCGATTAACCGTTCGAGGGAAGCGCTCAACGAAGCGTTGGAGTACGTATACGGGCCTGATGGCGGCGTAATGCACGCCAGGGCTTCCAGTAAAGAGGACCCTTCTGGTGCAAAGGCGAATCACGGCGATCGCGCGATGGCGGACGCGCTGGGGTGGAAAGGTGTTAAGGAACGTGCGTTGCGTCCGGCTGTTGAGGGGCCTCCCGAGATTCCAGTTGGGTGCTTGGCGTGGCGTAACAAAATGCGAGAGCAGATGAAAGCGAAACCAAATAGGCAACTAGATTCATCTTGGAGGGCGTGACGTGAAAACATTACTAAGTGAAAAGCAATTCGGCAGGCTGAGGAAAAGCATCGATTGGAGTCAGGCACAACTGGAATTTCCTCGCAGGAAGCGGGTACAGGGAATCCGGCAGTATGTTGGGAATCACTACGCTGAAAGTGGAGCAGATCGAGCCGTTCCGGTTAATTTCCTGAAGATGGCAGTCGATATTTACGGTCGACTTCTCGCGCCGAAAGCTCCGCGTGTTATGGTTAGCGCTATCAAGGATTGGCTTAAACCGACTGCGGCGAACCTGGAGCTAGCTGTTAATCAGATTCCAGAGGAAATCGGACTAGCTGACACATTTCGCCAATGCGTCATCGAAGCACTCTTTGGTTGGGGTGTGTTGAAGTGCGGTCTCTGTACGGTCGGGACAGCAATGGGACATGAGTATGGAGACACATTCGTTGATCTAGTGACGCCGGATGATTATTTCCTCGATATGTCGGCGAAGTATATCAAGGCAATTCAGTATGAAGGTAATGATTACTGGGTTGATTACGAGGACGTAAAGAAATCTGATTGGCTTCCGAACAACCTTCGCTCGGACTTGCAACCGGATGATCATACGGTCATCGGCCAGAGAGGAGAAGATCGCGCTGAGGGCATTGTTGGCGGATCGACAGCCGACGTGTTTCGCGAGCGATTGTGGTTGCGTGACGTGTTTCTCGAAAAGGAACAGCTTTTAGTGACCTACGGCGTTAAGTCAGGTCAGCAAATGAAGGTCGTCGAGTGGGATGGTCCAAAGACTGGTCCTTACATCAAGCTCGGATTCTCGGATGTTCCCGGTAACCTTCTTCCGCTTCCACCTGTGTCAGTGTGGCGCGATCTCCACGCGCTAGGTAATGCACTATTTCGCAAGTTAGGCAGTCAAGC